TTACTTTGTTTCCTTTATATTTATTTTTCCATTAGTTGCTTTTTCTTTTATTTTTTCTAATTTTTCTAAGAATTTTTGAGTTTCTGAAATTTGTTCGTCTAATGCTAAACCTTGATTTATTAGTCTTATTAGTTCTGGTTTTTCTTTTTCCCAGTTTGTGAGTGTGTTTCTAGTGATATTTAATTTATCTGCTAATTCTTGCCTAGTCATTTTTAATACTTTTTGACAAATTATTTGGCATTTTATTAATTTTTAAGGTTTTTTTATTTAACATTTCACTATCCAAATGCACAATTATTGTGCATAGTTTTTTTGATTTTTTTTGTCGCAACAAAATTATATCAAAAAAAAGTTTTTAAATCTAACATAATTGTAATTATATCTATAATTATTTTAGATTTTGCCCTGAATATGGCATTAAACTATTTTAGCCCCGTTTGGACGAAACACCTTTTCGGGGCTATGTTAAATGGTGTTTCAAAAACAAATAAATTAAAAAAAGGTGTTACATGCAAATCGTTAAATCTGATTACGATCTCAAGTATATTCTAAAAGGTGGTCTTGTAAGAAGTTCAGCTTCTGGCAAGTTTGAAGGTAATGACTACTCTTCTTCTGTTCGCATATCTTCATCAAATATCTATGACGTCGAAAACGAAAAAACTGGCTTTACTGACGAAGTAGAGCAAAAGGTTGTTTTTAAAATTATCTGCCCAGACAATAACACGGCTGGACTTGTAGCAAGTGCGATTAAAGAGAAATTTCGTAAAGGCGAAGAGATACCAGTTGAAGGCGGTTTCCCAAACGATCAAAGAATAATCACAATAGCAAATCCAGTTGAATACTTCCTATTTGATACAAAGCCAGCTAAAAAGACTGAAAACAAGTAAATAAAGGGGTTTAGCCCCTTTAACTATTTAAAAAAGAGTGTTTCCTTTTTTAAGTAGTTAAAGACTACTAAATTCATAAAAAAAGGATTTCAGATGAAATTTCTTGCTTCTGCTAAATCTAAGGTTTTAGCTGGTGTTGCGGCTGTTTCTGCATCTGCAATTAATGCTTTTGCTGCTGGTATGACAATGGCGGCTGACGGTACTGTTAGTGGTACTCCTGACATTGGACCATTTATGGGGATTGCTGGTGCTATTATCGGCGTTCTTGCTGTCGTTTTCGCTGTGAAAAAAGGTTTCTCTCTCTTGAGATAAAAGGCTTTTTTCTCTTTGAAATAAGTGTTTGCCCCTTCAATGGGGCTAATTTTTAAAAAGGCTAAATATGTATTTTGATTTTATAGATGTATCAAAATTTGGGATTTTCTTAAATTCTTTTTTTGCTTCAGTGATTGTCTTTTTTGCGATCATCTATGGTATATCATCAGCTTTTAGCTTTTTTAAAAATTAGCACTTAAATTTATAGCTAAAAGCAGAGTGCGAAGCAAAGCTTTTAGCCGACAAACGAAGTGCGTCAGTTTTTAAAAGGAGCTTTTGACTATGGCTGAAACTACTCATAAACCTAGCTATATTCTTATGACCGATCCAGCTACTGGAAAGTCAGTTTTAAAGCCGATAAAACATAATAGTTCAACTTCAGGAAGTCAGGGCGGGGCGACAACGGCTGATCCTAGTAGTTTTCATAGTGCTTATGATTATTTGAAATATTTTGCTTTTGACTATACGCCTATTTATGCCATAGCTGGCGGAATGATAGCTTTTTTGGCGGTATGTTATATCGTTAAAAAGGCTTTTAGGTTGCTAACTGGTAAAAGTGATAGTTATTACACAATCACAACATATAAGATCAAAAGATAAAAGATTTCAATATGGATAAAGTCTATCTAAATTTAACATTAGAGCAATATAACTTCTTGATGTCCTTAACTGGTGCATTGTGCGGTTTCTTGCTATGTATGTTTATTTATATAGTCTTATCCAAAATTTAAAAAAAGGTGTTTAAATGTTTAGTGTTATAGGTGTTCCAGCTTTTGATTATTTTTTTTCTATATTTGTTTGGTTTATGATTTTAACTCTTCCGATCTGTGCTGGCTTAGTCCTATTTACAAAAAAGGCTTTTTAAGGATTTCTTATGAAATTTCTTATAAAACTTTTTTGTCTGCTTAGCTTGTTAAGCTCTTTTTGTTTTGCTGAATTAGAAAGGGTTTTTGTTCTTTCTAAAGAAGCTGTTCAATCTCTTTTTCGTTCTCCTGATGAATTCGGTTTTTTAAAAGGTCAAGAATTTTTCTTTTATAAGTCTGCCGATCGTAATGTTAATGTTTTAAGACGTGTAAGCTCAGTTGAGACTTATTACATACTTGATACTTCTGTTTTTCCAGGTCTTTATGTTTATGGTGGTGAGCTTTTTTTAGTTGAAGGTGTTTATAAAACTGGGTTGTTTTATTTTAATAGATCGATTGGTTATACTGATTTTTACTATTTTGGTTCTGGTGATAGTCATAGTTATACTTTAGCTTATCATATTATTTTAGATTGGGGCATTGATTGTAAATTTTCAGAAAATATTGGCATAAATTCAAAAAAATGTTTCCCATCTTGCCAAGCTGGCGAGTCTTGGGATTATGAAAACGAATTTTGTTATTCTGATTGCTCCGATAAAGATTTAAATAAATTTGGCTATTCAAATGGCACGGCTCAAGGCGGTTGTGTTGATTGCTCGAATGCTTTTACTAATGATGATATAGCTAGTTGTATTTGTGCCGGATATGGTACTTCTATTGGTAATAAATTTGTTTTTTTAAATCCTGATGGTCCTTTTGTTTCTACTTCTTGCGCTGACGGAATGAGTATTACTTTTAAAAAACGTTCAAATGAGAAACCTGACAAAGAAAAAGATAAAGAAAAGGATAAAGAAAATCCTGAACCTGATAAAGATAAGAAAAATGATAACAACTCTACAAATTCAAGTAATAAGGATAATTCAAATCCTGATAAAAAGGACAATAATGAAAACTCAAACAACTCTAGCGGAGAGAGTAGCAACTCTTCAAATAATAATAGTGGTGGTTCTTCTGGTAATGGTTCTAGCGGTGGCGGTGGGACTGGTGTAGAAACAAAGCCAAACCCAAATTATAACGGCAACGGCAAAGAAGAAGGCAAACAAGACGGCAAGGGTGAAGAAGGTAAGGGTGATGATGCCGTAGCTGGTAAATTAGACTATGATAATCTTGAAAAAGATATGAATAATTTTCAAGGCGATTATAGCAAAGCCATTGATGATAGCTTTAGCTTTGTTAATGATGTAAAAGCTAGTTTAACAGATACTTTGCAAAAGATAAAAGACGGAAATTTAATGTCTTTAAATAAGGGTTCTATTTCAAGTACTTGTCCTTTAAATTATAGAATTAATTTAATATATTTTGAAAAAGATGTAATTTTTGATATTTGCAAATCTATTTCTCCAGTTTCTCAAACTCTTTATTATTTCTTTTATGTAGTCTTTTTTGTTTTGTTCTTGGTGCTTATTGTCAAGTTATTTTTATTTACTTTTATGGGGTGGTAGGATATGCCAGCAATTATAGCTACGATTGTTTCATTTTTTGGCTTTTTTAAATGGGGTAAAGTTGTTGATTATACCTTAAGAGCTATAAGCTTTTCAAAAATGGTTATTATTAATGCTATTTTGGGCGGTTTAATGCTTTCTTACGCAACTGCTGTTCTTTATATTATAAATTTTATATATTCGAAATTTAATTATATTGTTGATTTTGTTAATAATCTTTCTATTGGTAATGATAAGCTTGTTGTAACTGCAATTTCTGTTTTAAGGTCTTTAGGTGCTTGGAATGCTTTTTGTGATGTAATGGCTATTTTTTCGCCTATACTTTTAAGTTTCTTTATCATCTATGCTACAAAAATTGGCATTGTGGTCTTTAGATTTGTTCGTGAAACTTTAATTACCTTTATTCTTGCAAAGCTTTAAAAATGATTACATACTTAGTTGGCAACCCTGGAAGCGGAAAAACATATTACGCCGTATTTATGATTTACCAGCTCTTTCTTTACGAGCCAAAGAAGACATTTTTAACTAAATTTGTTAAGCCAAAAGAAAAGCCTAATTATTCGTTTTGCTACACTAATATTAATGAATTTAAGTTTGAGCTATCCGATAAATTTAAGAAGTTTGACTTTGATGAATTTTATTTGGGTTTAAGAAATTTATACGCTCTTTATAAGACTGGTGCGACTGATAACGAAGTAAATGAGAAAGCCAAAGAGTTAAATTTATATGGTTGTGTATTCTTTCTTGATGAGTGCCATAACTTCTTTAAAAACAAAAAAGATGAAATTTTAGTTTGGTGGCTTACATATCATAGGCATTTATATCAAGATATTTATTTAATCACACAAGATTTAACGCTCGTAAATAATGAATACAAACGCATTGCAGAGAAATTTTATTGGGCTGTTGATAGCTCACGTAGGTTATTTTTAAAAAAATGTCGTTATGAAGTATATGCCAGCTTTAGGCTATATAAAAAAGATCGACTAGAGATTATTAATATTCCATTTCTTGAAGAAGTATTTAACCTTTATCATTCAGGGCAAAGCTCAGATAAAAAATCATTTGTTCGCTTCTATTTTCTTTTAGCTGTATTAGTTTTCATATTTCTTTTACTTTATTTTTATTTTATTGTTATGTCGATGTTCGAAGTTGAAAAGCCTGATGATGAAAATATCCCAACCGATGATAAAATTCACGTTTCAGCTTCTCAAACTCCAGCCAGCTCAAGCCTATTTTATGACAACAAAAAGCCCAAAGATAATAATATTGAATTACCTGAAATTTATGTATATAACATTTCTTGTTTAAATAATAACTGCCATTTTGACGACGATTATCGCTTATATCCATTTTCATTAATCACTTACATATCTTCAACCCACAAGCCATTATATTTTTATTTCGAGCCGAAAACTAATGAGCTTGTCAAGTACTACTACGTATTTGACAAGCCAGTTTTTGCAAATTTAATCCAAAAAAATAACAAAGGTGTTTCCGATGAAAAGTTTAATCAAAATATTAGTCCTACCCCTGCTATTTTTAAATAGCCTTTATTCTGCCGAAATTTACACTGATCTTTTAGATTTTGCACGTCTTACAAGTAAGGCCAACAATATAGCTATCGTAACCGATGAAAGCATACATCAAGGCGAATATTATTTTATATTTGAAGATGAAGTTAAGATCACTATTGCGATGTTTAGAAAAATGCTTGAAGCTAAAAATTTATACCTATATAAGAAAGATAACTTTTACTATGTAAGTTCTCAAAAATTGCCTGATTACGATCTTAGGCGTATTGATTTAAAAAATTATGTTGTAGATGATGTTAATAAAATTCTTAGCCAGTTTGATTTAAATGCTACCTATGCGGCTGCTTCAAACTCGGTTTTCTTTAGAGCTGATGATTATATTTTCGATCAAGTTAAAGACGCTATCGCTAAGATAGATAAAAGCTTGGAGCAAGTAACATTTAAGCTTACAATTACCGAAACAAATTTAAAAGATATAAAAGATTTAGGCACAAATTTAAGTAGCTTACTTAAGCCACTTAATCACGGCGATTTAGCCTATTACATAAATTTAATTACTTCCCCTTACATTACCAATTCAAACGTTATTAAAAACGATGATAGCGCATTTTTTGGCATATTAAATTTTCTTGATACAAACGGCATTACAAAGATTATCTCTTCGCCAGTCTTGACAGCTAAAAATCACACAGAAGTTTATTTTAGTTCCGTTCAGAATATCCCTTATCTTGTTTCAAAAACTGATATATCAAATGTAAATTACCAAAAGACCGATAGTTATGAATATAAAGACATTGGTTTAAAAATTAATCTCAAGCCTATAATTCTATCTGATCATATTGATTTTGACTTACATTTAATCCTTGAAGATATCCTTTCTCAAAGTTCATCATTGACTCCCATTGTTTCAAAGAAAGAGCTTAAAAGTTCGTATTCTTTAAAGCGTGGTGACGTTCTAGTTCTTAGCGGTATCAACAAAAAAACTACTGCTAAGCAACGTAACGGCGTTCCTGTCCTTAAAGATATTTGGCTTCTTAAGTATCTTTTTTCAGTAGAGCAAGACAGCGAGATTAACTCTGTTTTAACTCTCACAATTCAAATAATTTAATGTTTTAAGGGGTGTAGGGGATATCCCCTACAAAAGGCGAGTAGTAAGCTTTTTAGTTCGTCCAGCCTTTTCGAGCCGTGCAACAAACGAGCCAGCTGGGTCATAAAAGTCCCCTTCGCCTAAGGTGTTTTGGGCGGCGCAAAAAAGCAACCCATTTGGGGGGACGAGGCCCGCCAAATGGTTGGCTCTTGTCAAATTAATAAAAAATTGTTACCTTTAAGGAAGTGACTATGCGAGCAAGGAATTTATACGGTGTTTCGTCCTTTGATGTAGAGCTTTGCCAAGAAAAGCTAGATAGTCAAAGGGAGTATATGCGCTCTTTTTCTTTTGTTAATAGCTTAGGGCAGGTTAGAAATTTGCTTGATATTTCTATGTCAGCAAACTTTAGCCCGAAATATTACGCTGAAGTTTCGAACCGCGTTAATGTGTTTAGCTCATTTGCGATTGATAATTTTCAAGTGCCAGTATTTTTAACTATTACGTTAAATGGGTGTTTTAGGGGTGCTTTAAATGGCGATTACTCTAAATTTAAGTCTATTGATTATAAGTATTTGCCTGATGAAGTTAAATATAAGGCTAAAAATGCCGTTGCTTTGTCTATTTCTGATTTAGTGGCTGTTCTTAATTATCAATGGCATTTATTTATTATGCGATATTCAAGAAGATTTAAAAAAATAGATAGAAGTTATATAAGATGCTTTGAGCCACACAAAAAAGACGGCGTGCCACATATTCACGCTTTATTTTACGTCCCAGCTTACACGTTAGATTTTATGAAAAGAATTTATACAAATATCTTTTACGCCCCACAAAATTTAAAAACAAATGCTATTTTAAGCGAGCAAGAGAAAAACGGCGAGTTAAACGGCTTTCAAACTAGTATAAATAATCCTAGTGGCTACGTGATGAAATACATTCAAAAAACTTTCATAAATTTAAAAGAAACGCAAGATTTTGACGAGCTTTCGGCTTGGTATGTAAAGCATAAGGTTAGGCGTTTTCTAAGCTCACGCACTAAAGTGCCTTTATGGGTGTATAGAAAAATTAATTTTATTAGCTCAATGCAGGATTTTTATCATTTAAACGACTTAACAAACGATCATAGGGTAATAATTGAGTGGAATAAAAAAGATGATTACATATATATAAATTTACCTTTCAACAAAGAAGAGATCATTTATTTAAATGGTAGGTTGGAGCATTACATTTGTGGCAGGCTTATGAATTTTTACGACAGTCTAAAGATAAATAATAAAGTTGATGAAGATGCAAGCGATGAAATAAAGAATTTTGGCAATACTCTAAAACAAAAGCAGGTTTTAAGAATTTGCGATGAGCTATTTAAAACCGAAAAAAGGGTTAAGCCAGTAAGTAAAATGCGTGATTACGAGCTAGTAAATTACTATCAAAGCTTGGGCGGTGATGTAAATGTTCAACATTTGGCTTATGTTGAAAATTTAATGCTCGATAGAAATTTAGACAACTTTACACATTATCACGAAAGGCACAATCTTAATGCTCCTGATATTGATAGCTTTGTAGATAGATTTTTGATTTGTAATGAGTTTTAAAAAAGGATAAAAAATGAAAATTTTAAATTTGTTTGCTGGTATTGGTGGCAATAGGCTTTTATGGAATGACGTATTAGCGGATATTGATGTAATTGCTGTTGAGTTTGATCCAGCTATTGCTGATGTTTATAAATTTAGATTTCCTACTGATAAAGTTATTATTTGTGATGCTTTTGATTATGCTGCCAATAACTATGATAAATTTGATTTTATTTGGGCTTCTCCACCTTGTCAAACTCATTCAAGGGTTAATTTTTCAAATCAAAATACTATTAATAGTCGTTCTTTGCCTGATTTTAGGCTTTATTCCCTTATAAGTTTTTTAAAAACTTTTTGTAAAAATAAGTTTGTTGTTGAAAACGTTATTCCTTATTATGATCCTTTGATTTCTTATAATGCAAAAATTTCTCGTCATTTATTTTGGTCAAATTTTTATATTCCTGAAAAGTCTTTTCAAAAATCTAGTAAGTTAATTAAAAATTTTGTTATTTCTGATTTTCATGATTTTGATTTAAGTTTATTTAAAAATATAAAAAATAAAAGACAGATTATTAGAAATCAAGTTGATAGTAATTTGGGTAAATACGTTTTTGGCTGCGCATTTGATAAAGGTCTTTTTGATGATACTAAATGATCTTTTTAATAATTACATTAGCTTTTATGAGCTTATCTTAAGTCCTTCTACTCTTAGAAGTGATATTTCTACTTACAACAAGCATTTTAAAAACTCTCTTGGTTTAAGAGAAATAGAAAATATAAATTTTATCGATATTCAAAAGTTTTGCAATGACCTTATAAAGCAAGATTACAAGATAAAGACTATTAAGAATATCGTTGCAAAGCTAAAGGTTATTTTCAAACTGGGTATAAAGCTGGAGTTAATAAATAAAAATCCTTGTGATTTTATTGAGCTGCCAAAGTTTGATAATAAAAGGTATTTTGATTACTCGATCACTATTCAAAAACGTTTTATCAAGGCTATTTGTGAAAATACCGATCCAAGCTGCGATATATTCTTTTTTCTACTGCACGGCAGACGAAAGAATGAAGTATTAAGCTTAAAATTTAGCGATATAAATTTTAAGACCAGGACTTATGTTATCCCCTTTAAAATTAATAAGGCTAAAAGAGATATGATCTATAAGATGAGTGATGAGCTATATACTAGGCTTTATAAAAGGTATATAGTAGCTAAAGAGCAAAAACGCCTTAATGATTATGTATTTATTAATCCTATGACAGATAATAAATTTAAAGATTTACGTAAAAGCTGGGCTTCGCTTCTTAAAAGAAATAATCTACCAAAGATAAGGTTACATGATATTAGGCATTTAATAGGCACTTACTCAATTAATTATCTTAAAATTCCTATCGAGCAAGTATCATTTACTCTAGGGCATACAAATATAATTACAACTCAAAAATACATTACTGCAAATGTTAAAAAATCTCAAGAAACTATCGAAATTTTGCTTAACTCAATTTCAGTTTAATTTAAGTGTTTTAAAAAGTGGCTCGGAGTGCCGATAAAATCGGTATTTGGTTGCGGAGGACGGATTTGAACCGCCGACCTTCGGGTTATGAGTGTTATGCGCTATTTTTATAAGTAGCCATTAAGCTACATTTGTTAAAATTTGCCCTATGAAAGTATTAAAAAGCTCTACATTCGATAAGTGGTTACATAAGTTAAATAATCCTATTGTCAAGGTTTCTATATTGAGAAGATTGGAGCAGATAGAAACAAAAGATCATTTAGGGGATTATAAATTTATTGATACAGACTTATACGAACTTAGGTTTTTTAATCGTGGTGGGTTAAGGATATTTTTTACTTTTAATGGCGATGAAATAATTATATTGTTAAATGCAGGTGATAAAGATAGCCAAAGCGATGATATTAAAAAAGCAAAAGAAATTTTAAAGGATTATAAATGAAAGAAGAATTTACTAAATTTAATTTAGAAGACTATTTAACAACTGATGAGTTAAGAAAAGAGTATTTAAACCAAGTCTTAGCCGATGGCGATATTGAAGAATTTAAAAGGGCATTATTTTATATAGCAAAGTCAAAAGGCATTGAAAACGTTGCAAAGAAGGCAAATTTAAATAGAGAAAGCTTTTATAAGATGTTTAAAGAGAATTCAAAACCTAGATTTGAAAGTATATTTAAGGTTGTGAATGCTCTTGATATTAAGCTTGTTTATGCTTAGTCTATTTCATTATTATTTCTAGTTTCTTTTTTTGGTCTTTTTGTTCATCAATTTGTATTTTCAAAAAATTTATTTCCATTACTTCTGGGCTGTTTTTGTAGCGTTCTTTGTATTGCAGATATATTTTTTGTATTTCTGCTTCAATTATGCTTTTTACTGCTTCTTTTTCGTTTAGTGATATTTCAAATTTTTCGCTTGTGTCTAATCCCTTTTTATTTAATTCTGCTTTAACTTCTTTTACCTTATTGTTAATTTCTTTCATAAATTTTTCGCTTAGTGTTTCTTTGCATCTTATTTCATAAATAATTTTCTCTTGTTCGGTTTTTGATTTGTCTTTATTTTCTTTGCAGTATTTTTGTTCTTGTACCGGTCTTATATTTATTGCATTTAAATTTATTATAGCGATGATAAGAATTAGTAATTTTTTCAT